CCGGGGATCGCCGCAAGCAATTCCGGCGCTTCAATCTCGGCGAGTGCCAAGATGTCGTCGCCAAAGAACACCGCTTCGCCGACGGCGGATCCGGTGCCCCGCTCGGTCAGCACGTTGTCGTGATCGATTTCGATGAAGCGGCACTTTTCGATTTCGCCAATTTCGGCGTTGTAGAACACGTCGCCCGGGCGGAGATATTGCCGCCAGGCATGGAATTCGGGATCGTCTTTGACCCCGCGGCAGGCCTTGGTGGAGGCCAAGACCATGTAGACCTGGCCCTGGTAGGGATCGACGTGGAGCGTCTTCCGCAAATAATCGCGAATGATCTTCACGTGGGCCACCGTCATGTTGTTCGTGCCAGTGACGGCGGTGGATCCCGCATCGGTTGTGAATGTGCCCCCGATGCCGCTCGTGGGGCCGAAGCGAATCTGCCCGTTCTTGATCGCGGTCCCGGCGACCGTATCGATCGTGAGCTTCATCTGCTTCTTCAGGGATTTCTGAATGGCGTTTTCGATGTCGAATTTATTGAGCAGTTGCGCCTGTCGGGTGTAGCCCACGCCGCGTCCGAATTCGGTCACGGTGATCGACCGCGTGGACATGGCCATCGGATCGATCGGCACCTTCCCGGCTTGCGTGAGGACCGCCGAAGTGGGCTCGGCGATGTTGCGGACCCGCTGAATCGTCACGGTATCGCCCATATGGGCGCTGAATCCCGGCTCCGGCCTGGCAAACTGTACGACCAGCGCTTCCGCAATGCTGGCATAGCGCAGTTCGCTACTCAGCGCATGGTTGCGCGAGACGCCTGAGGGCACGTCGGGAGTCCATTGAAAGTTACCGGCCATGGTTCATCTCCTTTGCTCTGCCAGGAGACGGACGAGTAGCGTGACGAGTCCGATCAGGTCGCAAGTTGCCGAAGCATCTGCTTCGCGGCGTTCCGCTTGGATTCTGTCGAGCGTTTGAGATCGTCGAGCATCGACCCTTTGCCTTGGTCCTCAGTCTCGTCTTGGTCTCGCACGCTTCGGCGTGTCGTCTGCGACCCTTCTCGAATCACCCCGCGCATCGGGGAGCGATGCCGCTCTTTCTCGTCCTTAAATTCCTGGCTATTCCGTTTCGTTTTCACAATTCGCTGTTTCACGATGTTGACGAGTTCATCGATCTGATTCTCTTCCTTCACCTGCTTGAACCAGTCGGGGTCCAACTGGGCCTTCCGAATGGCCAAGGCTTCGACCAATTCGAAGTCTTCCGGTTCCAGCCCCGCGTCCTCCAACGCTTCCAACGTCACACGCTTCGCTTCCGTCTGGTCGGCGTCGAGCTTGCGCTCCCGCTGAAAGGTATCTTTCGCGGTGCGCTGGCTGATCTCCTGTGAGGTGCGTTCTTGGTCTTCGATGATCTTGGTAAACAGGGCTTCGTAAATCTTCTCGCCCCGTTGCGGATCGTCGAGCGGGAACTTCTGCACTTCCGCCATGACCTCCCGAGCCCGTTGTCGCGCTCGGTCCAGCCTGGCATTCGTCTGCTCATTGACTTCCTGGCGTGTCGTCTGCTTGGTTTCAAGTTCCGCCAGCCGTGTCTTGAAGTCGGCGTTTTCTCTCGCCGTCTTCTCGTTCTCGGTCTTCAGCCGATCCCGGTCGGACTGTAATTCCCGATAGGCTGCCGCGTCTTTCGCCCGTTTTCCGCGTGGCTGATCGTCGTCGGCTTCGTCCAATTCGCCGCGCTCGATCGCCTCCTGTCGTTCCCGTTCGTCTTTTTCTTCTGCTGTCTCGTCCTCGGTCGTGGTAGTGGACCCGCCGCCGCCGGCTGAATCATTCCCAATCGAGGCTAGGCGAGCTAGGTGCGAGTGGACGCCCGCAGTGACCAGCCCTATGTCGTTGAACATGCTCCGCATGGACTCCGCGCTCCTTCTGTCCGTGGTAGTGGCGGGCCTATTTGGTCCGCGTGCCGACGGGATGAAAAAAAACGGCGAGACCCTTCCCGCAGGAAGAGACCTCGCCGTTCCACGATCTGTATGCCGGGATTAGGCTGCTATGTCCTCAACAACTGCCGTTCGCTTGCTGCCCCTTTCGACTAGTCATCGACTTCATGGGATGCTTGGACACTCGCGGGACGCCGGGATGCCGCCCGCCGCTCGTGTGCATCGGCGCTTGTGCGGAGCCTGCCATGGTGCCCTTCCCCATTTGCTGATAGGTGTTCGATGCGGTCTTCATGGGAATCCTCCTTGGTTAGTAGTCTGTTCCGATCGCTTGCGTGACAACCTTCCTGGCCGGCCGGGCAATCGGTTCCGACACCTTGCTGATCTTCACGCCCATATCGCTCAGGGTTTCGACGAGGCCGACCGCCTTAGCCCGGACCCACATGGCCTGTTCCTGCGTCATCGATGGATCGAGGAGTTGGAGGAGATAGTCGGAGAGCGTGCCGTAGAAGCAATTCACGATCGCTTTCCGTGCCTCGGGATTCGCCTCGCTCAAAAAGACGAGGGCGAGCTCCATCCCATCGCGTTTGTCCTGAATGTTCTCGGTTGTCATGCCGTCGCTCCTTGTGGTTGAACGCCTGCTGCAGCCAGCGCTTTGTCAGCTAATGCCCCACCCGCCCCGGCATGGGGATTCGCGCCCGCGGGTTGCGGACCCACCGGAGGCGCCCCGGTGACCACGGGGTTGTTGGCGATTTGTGCTTGCGCGGCGAGCAGTTCTTGCTGCATCTCTTCATCCGTCTTGATCGTCTCTGAGGCATCGAGCGAATCGGCCACCTTGCGAATCAACACATCGTCCTTGGCGTAGCCGTGGAACCGTTCGCTTTCCGTAATCTTCGTCATATTGACCATCCTGTCGACCATCTCAGACTTCTGGAACATGATCGAGACGCCGCGGACCTCGATGTCGGTTTCCTGGCGCATGTAGTCCACGCGCTGCTCGGGGGAGAGCATTTGAATCTGCTCGATGATCGGACGATGCTTCTCGCCGAGCACCTCGAGGTAACTCGGAGAATCGGCGGGGTCCCAATAGGTCGTGAGCACGTCCATAATCATTTCGATCAACTGCTCGGCGCCGTACTCGACGTCATGACCGATGCCTTCGAACACCCCGAGCGCCTGCTGCGTCTTGATTTCGATTTCACCCTTCGTGATGTCCTTCCGCTCCCCCATCTCGCCCTTGAGGAGTTCGGTGACGAAGACGCCGTTCTGAAATAGGTTCCCCGTAATCGACATCAGTTTCTCGACCACGGGCAGAAAATCGGTATCCATCCCGATGGCCAGATACGCTGGCCCTTGCGCGTTCAGCTTCTTCGCCTTGGTACAGCCGGGATAGAGTTCCTTGTCGGCGGGATTGATGAGTTTCCCCTCATCGACTTCGTAGCAGCCGTTCAACACAAAGCTGAGTTTGTCGGCGGTCATCGAGAGGAGGTTATTGCGGAACTTCCACATCTTGAGCATGCCCTCAATGAGGGAGTAGCCGTGGAAGTTACGCATGTGTGGGAGGGCCGCAAACTGATGAATGGGCCAGCGGATTTTCGGAAAGTTCGTGTCGACCGGGCGGGAGATCACCGTGCGATTGGCGACGGTCATCCGGATACTGGGATGGATCAGTTCGCCGTTGTGATCGAGCACCCCGCCCCAGAATTCACGCACAAACACCTGAGGATTGAACTTGTGTGAGTAATCCACCAAGCCCCGTTTCTTCCGTTCCGAGCGCCGGTCATACGTGCCTTCATCGCCCCGCTCCTTGAGCGAATCCTTGACGTTGATGTAATCGCCGGCCTTTTCGCCTTCCAGGAGGACATGGTAGGGAATCCAGTCTTGATGGATGCAGTACAACCCGCTCTGCGGATCGCGGGACATGGCATCGGGGTCCTTACGAATCTTCCACGGTTCAATCTTCACCATGCGGAGGCCTTCAGCCCCATACTGGTCGGTTGTCCATACGGCTTTCGCGGCGAGACTCGTGCCGATCGCAAAGCTCATTTCTGTCATGTCAGGAAAGAGTTGCGTGAGCTTGGTCCGTTTGCCCCACCACGTCAGGGCATCTTTCCAGAAGGCCAGCTTCTCCATGACGCCGGGATTGTCTTCATGTTGGGTGGTGAGATCGAACCATTCGGGCCGGTCGACAATCGCCTTCCGGACTAGCATCTTCGCTTGCACGACGGTCTGAAACGGTTCGTTCGTGGTGATCTTGGCTTGCCAGTCGTCTTTCGCACTCATCTCGCGCATCTTGTTTTCATGCGCGTCCCAGAGCTGCTCATCGAGTTTCATGCGCTCATCTTCGGTGCGCTCGGTATGCTTCACGCATTCCTCAACGTACTCGACGAGATGCCCATCGGACAGTTGACTGGTCTCGTCGTCGAACTGTGCGGCCAGTTCGTCGTCGGGCATCGCCCGCATCTGTTCGATCTGGGCCAGGAGTTCGGCGTCTGAGACCCCTAAAGCAGCCATCAGGCCTCCTGCCTTGCCAACACATACACTCCGCGATCTACGTTGAACCGTGTTGGCTGATCTTTGATGGAGGGAAAATCGAATGTTGCCCACTCGTTGATCGTGTCCAGTTCAGGATCTCGATACAGGAGAATCATGTTTGTACGCCCAAAATCTTCAGGTACAGTCATCAGTATTTCGTAGCGAGTACCATGCGGAAATTCTCGTGTGGCTAACTGACGAAGAAATCGTCGATGCTTCCAATACCGTAAAGGTCTAGCGCCTTTTCTGAGCAATGGTTTTCCCATTCCATATTCAAGCGTTTTGTCAAAGTTGATAATAGCCATCAGCGGTACAAGCCTCCCCGCATATCGCGTTCGAGTTGATCTTTTTGGGCAGAGTGTCCGAGGCGGGATAGATTGATGTCACTGATGCAGTCGTATTTGATGGAGCTCTCTTCTTTACGTTCGAGATCCCAGGTCCGTAC